GGGTTACGAAGTTCTACAGCCATCTCTGAGGTAAAAGAACCACCCTGTCCGTCAGTTCCATTTTCTACGAGTTTTCCACCAGAACCATATTCTTCTACCTTGGCATTCCGACCAGTCATATAAGCGAGTTTAACGGCAGGAATATCAATGATAATCAGACGACCGGCTGTAGGATCAAAACCATTCAAGAGAGAATGTTCCAAAAGACGGAGAGTTCCTTTATAGCATTTGAAGGATTGATAATCCATGCCAAAAGAAGTAGTTTCAGGAGTAAGCTGAACAACCCCGTTCTTGATAGCAATCTGGTTCATTACTGCAATGGCCTTAGCGTCGCCGAAAGCATAACGCATCTTCGGATTACTAATATCCGTCGAATACGTGAAAGCTTTTTCCACATAACTAATCAGTTGGGTAAGATTAGTAGTAGCGCCAACAGCAGCAGCATTAAAGTAATTTGCGTTTGCAGTATATTGTTTTACTGCATCAACAATACCTTGAGTCGCATGGATTGGCTGAGAACCAGAAACATCCATCTTTGCCTGACCCCAAAGAACAGCTGCTTCTTGGTCAATGGTATGCATAAGAGCCGCGTCTTTCCGACTTTCTGCAATATTATTATAACCAATTTCTGAAAGAGAAGCCGCAGCAGTTCCAGTCAAAGCCCAGGCATTACGGAAAATCTGAGTGTAATTTGGAACATATACGGAAGGGAATTGGCGAGCAGTAGGACGAGCACTATTTTCTACATTAGCCGTTCCTACAAGCATCATAACATCTGCGTTATTTCCGGCCGCGGCAGCAATACGGCCAAAAGCACGAGTAACAGTTACTGTCGTGGTAGAAGGAACAGTCAAAACACGGACGTTTTCAAAAGTCCGAGTATTTTGAAGAACAGAACCCGGACCCATACCAGCCGTCGAAGAAAGAGTAATAGTTGTATCACCAACAAGATAACCGGTGGTGGTACATTTTACAAATTCTACGGTCTTAGAGAAATAACCATGCGTAGAAGCAACAGCAGTAGCAGTTCCCATCATAGCACTTAGCCCGCTAATCGGGCTAGCGCCATTCGGGAAAAGCCGCATAAGTTCTGCAGCAAGGGATCTCTTATTAAGTTCAGTCGGCCAACCAGTCCGGGGAACTGTGTTAAATACGCCTTCGAGAAGTGCCATTTTATTTCCTTAAATTAAGAAGTAAGAAATTTCTCCCAGTCCTGAACTTCTCCGGCTTTTACAATTGAATTATTTTCTGGGGAATCAGACTTGGAGGTGATTGCGCTATAAACGGTAGTGAAATATCTTTGAGCTTCTGCGACGATTTCTTTAGGAGAAGCATCAGGATTTTGTTTAGCTAGATTTTCTGCAATCCTGCGAAGCTCTGTCTTAACAACAGGATGACTCGCATTCGGAATTTCAGAAATAGCTTGATTTGTAAGGGTGCTTTTTACACTTTTAGAAAGTTCTGCTTTTTCAAAGTCTCCGCGTTTATTCAAATGGACATCTGTAAGCGCAGTTCCATGCTTCAAAGCAGCACTATAAGCTTTTTGTCCTACTTGCTGGATCAATTCAATCATTGCTTGAGCATCACCAGATTGAGCTTTAGAGAGCAATCCTGGATCGAGAGTAGATGTAAAATTCATCTTACTAGAAACCTCATTCAGAATTTTATCATCAATATTAAAAGAGGGAGGACCATCCTGCGGAGCACCTTCTTTTGGTTCATACATCTTTGCATAAACATCCAAAGGATTCGGAATTTCTACTTGCTTATCCGCCGGGGCGGGGTTTGGAATTTCTACATTCATTGGAGTCGAGGGGGCGGCAGAATTACGACCAAGGATAGAATCTATAAAGCTCATTTTTGATACTCCATGATTGAAAGAAGAGTTGTGATTACATCAAGTTTTCCCGAGACTAGGATATGTTTCTTAGCCAATGACTCAGGTGTTTCATCTAAAATTGGTAAGGAAAGAAGCTCCTTGCCGGCATTTGCTCCAAGAATCTGGAGATATTTTCTTACTACTGGATTTGAAAAGATTTCTACGAGAAGAAGAGATTCAGGTTCAGAAAGCTCAGAAGGAGGAAAAACTTCATCAAGAATATTCATCTTATCCTCCAGCATTTCTCAGTTGACGATCCCTTAATTGTATTGCCTGCTGTCTAAGATCGAGTTCTTGCTGACTAAGATCATTTTTTGTCATCTGTTCAATAGGATTTCCACCACCCTGCGGGACCGCTTGCTGAGGATTTTGTCCCTGTTGAGGTTGCTGTGGCATATATTCAGAAAGACCACGAACTCCCATAAGCTGCGCTAAATGATCTACAATAGCAGGAAGCATTGCTCCATAAACTTGTTGAAGAACAGGACTCTGAGAAATCAATTGCATAATCTGAGTAATAGCTTCTGTAGAAGCAAGTTTACTCTTAGGGGTATATCCATCTGCAACTCGGAAAGAAAGGACAGATCTACGAAGTTTTTGAATATCTACAGGTATCTGATCCCCTGTTCGCTGAGAAACTACAATTGCATCTTCTCCATATTGATAGATATTAAATTTAAGAATCTCTTTTAAAGGAGAGAAGAACTGATATTCTAGGGCTAGCGCCGGAAGTCTGAGTCTAGCATCTGCTCCGCCCATTGTATCTTGCCATTCTACAACAGATTTATTCCCCTTCTGAAACTGACCCTGGAGTGGAGAATTTAATCCTGAAAGCTCTTTACCAAATCCAACAATCTGCATTCCATCCTGCAGAGCAGATTCTGTTCCTCTTCCATCAAAAGGGATTGGGAAATAAAAATCACTAATAGGCCTGGCATTAAGAGAATTAGCATTGACAGGAATTTTAGCAGCTGGAACCGGAGCATTTACATCTCTTGGATTTATGACTGAAGGATTATAGAGTGCTCGATCAGAAACAGCCCTACGAGCGGTATTAAATTTAATTGCAAAAAGTGTCTTTGCTGCCTCTTGAATCGGAATACTTCCCTCTGCAATTGACTTAGTTTGATATCCTAGACCATCCTCAAAGGGCTGAGCGAAGAGAATTGGTAGATAATCATAAGCAGAAATAATTCGCTTTGCACAGATTACAATATTTCCGTTGACAATTATAAATTTGAAGATTTGAGGGGTATTCTTTTTCGGAGCACTTATTCCAATGTCTGCGGGACAAAGACGACCATAAAGGGTCATTACTTCATAATTTCCACAGAAAAGCCCTGTGTCTGTTTTATCTTCCCCTAGAAATACTCTCCAGTTAATTGTTGAGATTGGCTTTCGAGAAGAGATATAATCTGAGACCTGCGGGTGAAGTCTATAGTTCGGAGCATCAGATTGAATATAGGAAGCCAGGGCTTTCTCTACATTCATTGCATCTCCATCTATAGAGAGTTTATTCAAGAGTCTCTTTAACTTTGGACGAGAAAGGATCTTAATATAACCTGCATAGTCTCCTTCTTTGGCAATACTTCCTGGATCCGTATTTCTATCCCAGATAGTATTATACATATCTAAACGTTGGAGTTTCGAAAACTTTACAGCTTTCGTTTTAAGTTGTGGCTGATCTGGAGCTAGAAGCTCATCCATCACATCATATTGATCTATAGAAGTCCAATCAACCTCAACTGCGGCAAGATTATATTTGATAGAGTCCCTAAGAAAAATAAGCAACTCACGAGGGTAGCCACCAAGAGTAGAATGATCATCCAATAGTGCCTCAAGTGCTCCCGCATCATTCCTATTAGACGGATTAGACACGACAGGGAATAAGGGGGTTCCGGACAAGAATACTTCTGACAAATATCCAACCATCGATTCCACTTGGGAAACAATAACAGGTGGAGTAGTAGAAGGAACATTAAAAACACCAACAGGAGTAGTAGCAGCATCTATTCCCTCTCCGATAGGAAGTCCAGTTTTTGGATCGACATGAGCAATATAACGAGCATAAGCCATATCAATCTCTTCCATTTTATTAAAATAGTCTTGATGTTGAATATGCTCTGTTAAAATATAGCGAGAATATTCTATAATTGCGGCCTGAGTTTTTTCTGAAACTTGTGGCATTTTTATTTATCCTTTAGAAGGGAGTATTATCTGATATTACTCGACATTCGCCATCGAGAAGGAACCCATGATCAAGTCTAACTATTCTATCCCAATACTCATTTCTAATATCTACTCCGTAAGCACAAGCGTCAAGAAGGTCATCCCTATTTGCTGAACTTCCTAATTTATAGATTGAGGCTTGCCA